CATGCCGACGCACGACATCGAAGCGGCCAGGCTGTGGAAGCAGCAGCACGTGCGCGAACGCATCAAGCCCGCCACGCGTCCGCCTGAAGGCGCCACCGCAGCCGGACCGCCGCAGATCGTGCCCGATGCCGAAGGCGCCGACTACTGGACCTCCCGCGCCCGCCGCGAAGCCGCCGAAGCCCGCAAGTCCGAACTGCAGCTGGCCGAGCTTTGCGGCGAACTCGTGCGCGCCGCCGACGTCCGCGCCGCCATGGACAAGCGCCTGGTGGGCCTGCGCGAAGCCATCCTGCAGATTCCGTCGCGGCTCGCCGCCACCGTGGCAGCTGAAAGCGACCAGCAGCGCTGCCACCGCCTCATCGAGCAGGAAATGCACGACCTGCTGCAGCTGGCGGCATCCTGACCATGGGCGCGCGCGACCCCTTCGAGCTGGCCGACCCCGAAGAGCTGGTCGCGCTCTCATGGCGCGAATTCATGGCGCCGCCGCCCGTGCTCAGCGTCACCGAATGGGCCGAACGCCACCGCATCCTCAGCGGCAAAGACAGCGCAGAGCCGGGCCCCTACCGTGCCGCCCGCACGCCCTACGCGCGCGAACCCATGGACTGCCTCAGTGCCCACAGCCCGGTTGAAGAAGTGGTGCTGATGTGGGGTGCGCAGACCAGCAAGACCACCGTGGGTTCCAACTGGATCGGCTACCTGGCCGACGTTGCCCCCGGCCCGGTCATGATCGTGCAACCCACCATCGACATGGCCAAGCGCTACAGCCGCCAGCGCCTGGTGCCCATGATCGAAGAAAGCCCCCGCTTGCGGCAGAAGGTGCGAGAAAACCGCAGCCGCGACGAAGCCAACACCACGCTGCTCAAAGAATTCGCCGGCGGCTTCCTCGCCATCGCTGGCGCCAACAGCGCCGCCGGCCTGCGCAGCATGCCCGTGCGCGACCTCTTCACCGACGAAGAAGACGCCTACCCGACCGACGTCGACGGCGAAGGCGACCCCGTACAGCTCGCCCGCGCCCGCCAGTCCACCTTCAGCCGCCGCAAACACCTGCGCACCAGCACGCCAACCGTCGAAGGCTTCAGCCGCATCAAGCAAGCCTTCAACGCCAGCGACCGTTGCACCTACCACGTCCCCTGCCCGCACTGCCAGGAACTGCAGCCCCTCGAGTGGGGCAACGACAAGCCCCACGGCATCCGCTGGGACCACGACGAAGCCGGCCTGCCACAGCCGCAGACCGTGCGCTATGTCTGCGCCCACTGCGGCGGCGAAATCCGCGAACACCACAAGCCCACCATGCTGGCCGCCGGCCGCTGGGTGGCCGAAAACCCCGGCGCACAGCGCGGCAAAGTGCGCGGCTTCCAGCTCAGCAGCCTGTACAGCCCGCTGGGCTGGCTCAGCTGGCAAACGCTGGTCGTCGAGTGGTATGCCGCCATCGCCGCCAAGCGCGGCGGCGACACCAGCCTCATGCGCGTGTTCATCAACACCCGCCTGGCACAGACCTACGAAGACGAAGGCGACAAGGCCGACGAATCCGCCATCAAGCGCCGCGCGGCCGACATCCCCCTGCGCCAGGTGCAATGGGGCCACCACGTGCGCACCCTGGGCGTCGACGTGCAGGGCGACCGACTCGAGGCCTATGACTGGGCCTGGGGCCGCGGCCTGCGCCGCCAGCTGGTCGACCGCATCGTCATCTGGGGCGACCCCGCCCTGCCCGAAAGCGAAGAAGGCAGCCCCTGGGCCGCGCTCACCGAATACCGGCGCACCACCATTCTGCACGCCAGCGGCCAGCCCGTGCAGCTGCTGGCCACCATGATCGACAGCGGTGGCCACCACACCCAGCAGGTCTACGTCTACGCCCGTGCGCACCAGCACGCCAACGTCATGGCCGTCAAGGGCAGCAGCCAGAGCGGCCGCGCCATCCTGGGCAAGCCCACCGACCAGGAAGTCAACTGGCGCGGCCAGAAACTCAAGCGCGGCGTCAAGCTGTGGCCCATCGGCACCGACACCGCCAAGGCCGAAATCTACGGCCGCCTGCGCGTCACCGAACCCGGTCCCGGCTTCGTGCTGCTGTCCAAGCACCTGCCCGGCGAAGTGTTCGAGCAGATCACAGCCGAACGCCTGCGCACCATCTACGTCAAGGGCCGGCCCAAGCTGGAATGGCTGAAGCCGGCCGGCCGCCGCAACGAAGCGCTGGACTGCGCCGTCTACGCCCTGGCCGCCGCCCACTGGCTGGGCATGGACCGCTGGCGCGAAGGCGACTGGCGCAAGTGGGAAGCACGCACCGAAGTGCGCGACCTGTTCGCCGCCGCACCGCCACCGGCCGAAGAAGGCCAGCCAGCCCAGCAGACCGCTGCCGCCCCCGCCGCCGCGCCGCCGCCGGCTGTCGCCAAGCCACCTTCCCCCAACGACCGACTGCGCCGCCGTGGAACCATCGGCGGCGCCGCCTCCAGGAGCCGCTGGTGAAACTCACCCAACCCCGCCGCACCGAACTCACCACCGCCCAGCGCGAAGCCATGGAATACGCCCGCCGCCTGCTCGCCCCCCACTTCCCGGGCGAAACCCTGCGCCTGTACGTGCCGCAGCAGGCCATCGACCAGAAACTGCAGCGCGAAGCCCGCATCCGCGAACAACTGCAGGCCGGACAGAAGCCCCTGGAAGTGGCGCGCCGCGAAGGCGTCAGCCGCACCTACGTCTACGCCCTGCGCGGCCGCTTCAAGTAGGCGCGCGTCCAACTTTCCCCCCTGAAAAGTGAACGCCGCCGGCCCGATGCTGGCGGCCATGCGCACCGCCCCGCCTGCCCGGTAGCCATGGGCACCACCACGCCCGCGGCCACCGAAGAACCGCACGTCTACACGGCTCGCGGGCACATGCCCGTTGCGGCGCTGCAGTACAGCACCGACTGGAAGGTGTCCGACACCTTCATCCAGTTCACCGAGACCTACGCCTACCAGGGGCAGGTGGTCAAGCAATCCGTGCACGTCTTCGACCGCACCGGCGTCACCGGCGCGGGCGCCGCCGCCACCTTCTAGGAGCCAAAGCCAAATGGCAAACACCCAGGCCATGTGCACCAGTTTCAAGGGCGAACTGCTGGTGGGCAAGCATCAATTCGGCAGCGTCACGCTCACGTCGCGCACCAGCCTCACCGCGCCCACCACCGACACCTTCAAGGCCGCGCTGTACGTGGCCACCGCCACCGTCAACGCCAGCACTACCGCCTACAGCGCCACCAACGAAGTCAGCGGCACCGGCTACACCGCCGGCGGCACCACCGTCACCAACGCCACCGCGCCCAGCACCAGCGGCACCACCGCCATCTGGACGCCCAGCGCTTCCCTGGCCTGGACCACGGTCACGCTGTCCACCAGCTTCGACTGCGTGCTCATCTACAACAGCACGCAGGGCAACGCGTCCGTCAGCGTGCACACCTTCGGCGCCACCACCGTCACCGCGGGCAACTTCACGCTCACCATGCCCGCCAACGACGCCAGCAACGCGCTCGTCCGCATTGCCTGAAGGGGCCCGCCATGAGCAAAGGCTTCCTGGAAAGTTTCCTCGAGGTGCCCACCAACGGCACTGCGCTCACCAACAGCACCACGCAGACCAGCCTGCTGGTCGGCATCACCGGCCAGGCGCCCACGCTGCCGGCCAGCTACTTCGAACGCACGGGCAAGCCCTTGTGGGTGCGCCTGTACGGCCGAATCAGCACCGTCGTCACCACGCCCGGAACGCTCAACCTCACCATCAGGGCCGGCAGCGTCGACATCTTCGACACCGGCGCCATGACCCTGAACACCACGGCGCAGACCAACGTGCTGTGGGTGCTGGACGTGATGCTATTCGCCCGCGTGCTGGGCACCAGCACCACCGCCAACACCGCCGGCATGGGCACCTGGACGTCGGGCGCCACCATCGGCGCTTCGGCCGTCGGCACCGGCGGCGCCACCAGCCAGATGGTGCCTTACAACACCGCCCCCGGCACGGCCGGCACCGGGTTCGACAGCACCGCGGCCCAGCTGATGGACTTCCAGGCCAAGTGGTCGGTGGCCAATGCCTCCAACAGCATCCGGCTCGAAGGCGGCCTGCTCGGGCTCTTCAATTGAGCGTGCCGCGTGCCCATCGCGCGGTCGCTCATGGGGCGAAACACAGTGGCTGCGCCCGTCGCGGCCAGCTCGTTCTCCACCACGTTCTCCGGCACTGAAACGCCGATCAGCGAAGGCGGCGCGTGGGTGAAGCTCACGCCGGAGGGCGGAGCCGCGGACCACAATGGTTGGCACGGGGTCGTCACCAGCGGTGGCAACGCCATGCCGCGTTACAACGCCGGGGCAGCCGCCCCGGACTACGACGACTGCTACGCCTACCTGGCGGGCACCTGGCCCACGGATCTACGTGCCGAAGCCACTGTCTACCGCGGCACCGGAATCAAGGAAGTGGAACTGCTGTTCCGCTTCGCCGACCAGAATTCACCCGCCAACGCGCGCGGCTATGAATGCCTGTTCGACATCGGTGCCGGAACCAGCGAGCTGAATCGGTGGAACGGCGCCCCGGACGGATGGGAGAACCTGGCCGCCGACTCCCCGGGCACGTGGGCAGACGGCGACCGCGTGGCTGCCACCTGCACCGGAACGAACCCGGTCGTCATCACGCGCTACTACTCACGCGCAGCCACGCCCACCACCTGGGTGCAGATCGGCAGCCCCTACAGCGACAGCACCGCAGGACGCTTCACAGACGGTGCACCGGGCATCGGCTTCTTCGCGCGCAGCGGCGAATCGTCGCTTGACTATGGCTTCAAAGACTACTCTGTAGTCCCAATCTGACATGGCCATCGTCTTCGACGCCGTCTGCCCCAACACATCCGGCACCGGGATAGCCTCGCTCCCGTCCACCAACTGGACCGTGGCCACTGGCAGCAACACTGCCGTGTTCGGGTTCATAGGCTCGGGCGCCGGTGCCGGCCCTTCGGCGCATAGCGCCATGCGCTGGCGCGGGTCTGCGGGAGAACTGCTCACGCAGATCGGCTCATCGGTCGACCTGAACGCGTTCTGCCGCTCCAGCGCGTGGCGCAGGGTCGCGCCCACGGCCGCTACCGACACCGCCTATGGCGTCACAGCCGCGTCCGACGATGAGCTGTGCATCGCCATGGTGTCCTATTCCGGCGTGGACCAGGCCACGCCGGTCGGAACGCCTGTCACCGCCACGGGAGCCCTGACTGGAGCCACCGGCACGGCCACCGTCACGGTGCCCACCACAGCCGGCGACAAAGTGCTCGTCTGGTGCCACGCCAACCCTTCCATCAGCGCCACCACGCCCGTGTTCACCGCGGCGGCCAGCGCAGACGGCACGCCCACCCAGCGCTACTTCAACAACGCCAACATGGGCGGTTGGGAGGCCATGGGCCTCTACGAGATGACGGCTGGAGACTCCAGCACCGTCGTCAACGTCGACATCAGCAGCGCAGACAACGGCACCTCGTGGGCCATCATCGCCTTCGTCGTCAATGCCGCTTCCGCCGGCGGCGGCGCGGCCGCCAGCGGCACCGTCAACGAACTCTCACCGGCGCGCAACCGCCCCGGCCGCGGCCCGCACAGCCTGGGCCGCTACTATCGACCGATTGGCGACACCGTCGTCGCCAGCAACGTCACCGTCGCCGTCAGCGGCAACGCCGCTACCGGCACGGTCGGAGCCGTCAAAGCGGCCATCAGCTACGGCGTCACGGGCGTGGCCGGCACCGGCGCGGTCGGCACGCCCACATCGGCCGTCAACTATGCCGCCACCGGCACCGCCGCCACCGGCGCGGTCGGCACGCCCAAGGCCGCCCCCAGCTACGTCGTCACCGGCACCGCCGCCACCGGCGCGGCCGGCACCGCCGTCGCGGCCATCAGCTACACCCTGGGCGGCAACGCCGCCACCGGCGCGGTCGGCAACGTCAGCGCCAACGGCGCGGCCAGCGCGGCGCTCACCGGCGTTGCCGCCACCGGGTCGGCCGGTACGCTCACCGCCAGCGTCAGCTATGCCGCCACCGGCACCGCCGCCACCGCCGCGGTCGGCACGCCCAAGGCCGCCCCCAGCTACGCCGCCACCGGCGTGCTGGGCACCGGTGCCATCGGCACCGTCACCAGCAACATCAGCATCGCGCTGGCCGGCAACGCCGCCACCGCCGCCGTCGGCAGCGTGGGCGCCAGCTCGGGCAACGACGTTTCGCGCTCCCTCACCGGCGTGGGCGCCACCGCCGCCGTCGGCACGCTCAAGTCGGCCCTCACCGCCGCCCTGTCAGGCAACGCCGCCACCGGCGCGGCAGGCACCGCCACAGACGCCGCGGCCGCCACCACCTTCACCGCTGAAGGCGCCTTCCGCATCGGGCCCCGGCGCGGCAAGGCCGGCCAGCGCATCGGGCCTGAACGCGGATAGCCCGCGTCCAACTTTCCCCCCTGAAAACTGTACGCCCGCCCGCCCAAAGTGGCGGCCATGCTCGAGCGGGTCATCGTCGGCGACACCCTGAACTTCACCACGTCGGTGGCCAACTACACGGCCGCCGACGGCTGGACCCTGCACTACCGCCTGGTGCCGCGCGGCACCGGCACCGCCTACGAATTCGCCTGCGCCGCCGACAGCGCAGACCCCGCCCTGCACCGCGCCCAGGTCAGCGTTGCCACCACCGCCGCCTGGACGCCCGGCACCTACAGCTGGCACAGCTGGGTCACCAAGGCGGCCGAGTCCTACACCTTTGCCACCGGCAGCGTGCAGCTGCTGGCCAACCCGCGCACCAGCACCAGCGCGCTGGACCTGCGCAGCGAAGCGCAGACCGCGCTGGAAGCGGCGCGCGCCGCCCTGGCCGCCTGGACGCCCACCACCCGCCGCTATTCCATCGCCGGGCGGGAAATGGAATTCAACAGCCCGGCCGACATCGTGGCCGTCATCAGCTACTGGGAAGCCGAAGTCGCGCGCGAAGAGAACACCGCCCGCATCAACAAGGGCCAGGCCGGCAACCGCCAGGTCTTCGTGAGGCTGGGCCGTGCGTAGCCCGCTGCCCGCCCTGCGCCAGCGGCTGGCGGCCTTCATCGCCGGCAAGCCGCAGGGCGCGCCCCAGCGCCGCATGTACGGCGCCGCGCGCCCCACCCGCAGCGGAGGCCTCGGCAACAGCGGCAGCACCAGCGCCGACGCCGAACTCTCGCTCAGCCTGGACCGCCTGCGCAACGCGTCGCGCCAGGTGGTGCGCGACTCGGCCTACGCCAAGCGCGCGCGCCAGATCATCGTCAACAACATCATCGGCAGCGGCGTGGGCATGCAGGCCCAGGTGGTCACCACCCGCGGCGACCTGGCCGCGCGCATCAACTCCGCCATCGAAGAAGCCTTCTGCGAATGGGCCTGCGCCGACCACTGCCATACCGGCGGCGCGCTGCACTTCCACGACCTCGAGCGCGCGGCCATGGGCCAGGTGTTCGAAGCCGGCGAAGCCTTCATCCGCCTGCACTTCAGAGCCTTCGGCAGCAGCCGCGTGCCCCTGGCGCTGGAACTCGTGGAAGCCGAACGCCTGGCCACCGGCCACGTGGAACCCGGCACCGCTGCCGCCGGCAACGAAATCCGCATGGGCGTGGAAGTCGACCCCTTCGGCCGCGCCGTCGCCTACTGGGTGCGCCAGCGCCACCCGGGCGACATCCGCGGCGCCATCGGCGCTTCCGAACGCTTCGAACGCGTGCCCGCCGACCAGATGTTCCACCTGCGCACCGTGGACCGCTGGCCCCAGACCCGTGGCGAACCCTGGCTGCACGCCGTGGTGCGCAAGCTCGACGACCTGAACGAAACCAGCCAGGCCGAACTCGCCGCCACGCGCGCCAACGCCTACGTCTTCGCCACCATCCGCAGCCCTGAAGGCACCGGCAGCCCGCTCGAGACCGACCAAGAAGACGACGGCAAGCTCGTCATGGACATGGAACCGCTCACCATCCAGGGCCTGCGCCCGGGTGAAGAGCTTGACCTCCACAGCCCCAACCGCCCCAACGCCAACCTCGACGCGTTCCTGCGCCACATGGTGCGCGAAGTCGCCGCCGGTGCCCTGGTCAGCTACGAAAGCCTCAGCCGCGACTACAGCCAGAGCAACTACTCCAGCAGCCGCCTGAGCCTGCTGGACGACCGCGACACCTACAAGGCGCTGCAGCAGTGGTGGGTGCGCTCGTTCCGCCGCCCGCTGCACAAGCTGTGGCTCGGCCAGGCCGTGCTGGCACGCGCCATCGAAGCGCTGCCCGTGGCCCAGTACGCCGCTGCGCCGGCCAAGTTCGAAGCCGTGCTCTTCAAGCCGCGCGGCTGGAGCTGGATCGACCCCACCAAGGAAGTGGCGGCCTACAAAGAAGCCATCAAGGCCGGGCTCACCACGCTCACCGACGTCATCGCCGCCACCGGCGACGGCCGCGACATCGAAGACGTCGTCGCCACCCGCCGCCGCGAACTCGACATGCTCGACGCGGCCGACATCGACGTCGACACCACCGTCGAAGACCCGTCCGAAGTGGCTGCCGCCGCCGCCCCCAGCGCCGCGCCCACGGCCCCGGCCGAAGACCCCGCCGCCGCCGAAGACGCCCAACCCGAAGACGCCGCCCCGGCCGCCGGCCGCGTGCTGCGCATGCCACGCAAGGCCACCGCATGAGCGCCACCAACACCCGCGCCTTCAGCATCGAAGGCCAGCACCAGCGCAGCGCCGCCGGCGGCGACCTGGTGGTCGACATGGCCTTCGCCAGCGAAACCCCGTACCAGCGCTGGTGGGGCGTTGAAGTGCTGCAGGTCAACACCAAGGCCGTGCGCCTGGGCCGCCTGAACGACGGCGCCCCGCTGCTCTTCAACCACGACTGGAACGACCTGCGCGGCGTGCACGTGCCCGGCACCGTGCGGCCTGAAGCCGACGGCGTGCTGCGCGGCAAAGTGCGCATCACCGCCGCCACCGCCGCCGGCCGCGACGCCATCGCCCTGGTGGAAAGCCGCGTGCTCACCAAGGCCAGCGTGGGCTACCAGATCCACAAGGTGGTGGAACGCACCACCAACAAGGCCGGCCAGCCGGTGGAACGCGAAATCGACGGCGCCACCTTCGAACGCGCCATCCGTGCGCATGCCCAGGTACGCGACGGCCGCACCGTCGGCGGCGACCGCGCCGCCTTCTGCCGTGACCTGGACGCCGCCGCCGGCGCGCTGGAGCGCGCCGAAGACGCCCCGGCCACCTACCTGGTCACCGACTGGGAACCGCTGGAGAACTCCCTCGTCACCGTCCCCGCCGACAACGGCGTGGGCGTGGGCCGCGCCCTCGAGGCGCCGGCCACCGTTTCGCAACCCGCTGCAGCCGCAGCCCCCCTGGAGAAAGCCACCATGGCCGACACCCCGAACGCCGCCGCGGGCAACAGCGCGGAAGCCCTTGCTCCGGCGCAAGTCCGGCAAGGCCCCAGCGCGCTGGAAATCGAACGCCAGCGCACCAAGTCGATCGAGAACCTGTGCAAGGCCAACAAGATCGACGACGGCATCCGCGACCACTGGATCGGCACCGGTCTCAGCGTCGACGAGATCACCGAAGACCTGCTCAAGATCGTGGAAGAGCGGTCCAAGCGCAATCCCAGCCAGGTCGCCAGCCGCCTGGGCCTGACCGACAAGGAAGCGCAGCGCTTCTCGCTCTTCCGCGCCATCCAGGCCACCGACCGCAAGGACTGGTCGCATGCCGGCTTCGAGCTGGAGTGCACGCGCGAAATCGCCAAGCGCCTGGGCCGCAACAACGTGGAACCCAACCGCTTCTTCGTGCCCATGGAAGTGCAGGAACGTAGCGTTCA